ATCATTATCAAGTTGTTGTTCACGTTCAGTTGCGTTCAGTTCCTTAATCTTGGTTTTTAAACCACTATTAAGAGTTTGGTGAGTATGTTTTCCTTCGTTAATTTCGACTAAGTAACTGTGAAGTTCCTTAGCTAACGCCGGCTTCTCAAAAGCTAATTTACGCAAGAATTCATGATCGTTATTACAAGACGACAGAACATCGATTACATCCTTTCTTTGAAAGAATTCGAGTACTGTCGCACCTCTAGGATCACCCTTGAGTCTCTCAACGGTATTAATAACAAACCCTTTTGGTAGACTTTCATCTGCCGAAATTGAATGTTTATTAATATTCATTGATTGATCAATTGACTGAGAGGTCATCTTCCTGTCGGAAGATGGGATAACTCTATTCTTTTGAGATGGTAAGTTTCTATACAGCTCATTTACTGTATATGCTACATTATCACCATTGAATAATGCTATCTTTTTAACCGCTAGAGCTTCCTTACTGATAATATCTATCTTTTCTTCCTTATCTTTTTGATAAGGTTGATAGATAGCATATCGAGTTTGGAGCGATAAGCCGCCTGGGTTCCAGCCTAAACCTCCTAGAATTTCTGGGGCATGACAAAGAAGCTTTATAGCTTTCTTTTGTTTTGACCTTAAGAGTACTATAGAGGTAGGGCCGAGATTCTTAGCTAATGCTAAGAAGTTCCTATCAGATGGATTTCTCCACTTGTTTTGAACAAAAATTTCATCGGGAGTGATAACTCTTGATGCAAATTCCGCAAGTCTATTACTAGTAATAGTCTTGTCGTTCGAGACAGGTATATCGAGTTTCGCAAGAACCTCTTTATACGTTGATTCGAATTTACTTTGCATTACAATGTCATCACCCAGTATTCTGTAGTGAAGACTATAGCCAAAATGACGTCTTTCATTCCCTTGACAGTAATCGATAAAATCTTTTACTCCCTCAGAAAATCTACGACCTTCATGTTTTGCTATAACTCCCCACATAATACCATGGTGACTGAAGGCAAATGATGGAAAAGATGGACCGAGCCCTAAAGGCTGACCAACTGACCATGTTATTTGTCTCAGTGACTTAGTTTCTGGATCTTTCACCAACCACGGTGATCTACTTACATCCCGGAACAAATTAAGAATCTCTTTACATTCT